GGGCTAAGTCCGTTTAAGGACAGTAATCTATCCAACCCTGGGTTTAACCCAATTTAGGATAGTCACACTCTGTGTGGTATTATTGTGATGCTGTTCTGAGAGCGTACTTAGTTGGTTATTGTATGGTTAGTCACCATATGGTAACTGGGTAACTCCCAAATCTACGACAAGACTTTCAAAAACTTATTTTCCCGTTTGGGATTATTAGGCTTAAGAAAACTCTTGGCCTGGATAATTCATACATATCATATGGATGAACATTTCTCAGGTGCTGTAGGTGAACCTCTTATCCTTAAAATGGAAAGAATCATCGCTACACGCGGTGTAGTAGGGTTAGTCACTTGGGTTAAAAGCCTGAGGTTAGCTTTATTACATTATTTGTCCGGTGAATCTTTACACAAAAGGGTAAAGGGGCAGGACATTACTACCACAGGATATCCGAAGGCTTTAAGATTCTTGAATGAAGAAAGATTAGTTGAGAATATACCTTTATTAAGATATATTTTAACTATCCTTTTCTCTACAAGAGCTCTAAAAGGAGGTCCAGAACCTGGATTTGAAAGTATATGTACTAAGGGAATTTATTCCCGACCTCATCATATTACAAAGCATGTTCGAACCTTCTGAAAAGAACTCGGTTATCGAAAGCTCGAAGGGAAAATCTCTGATAGTCTAAAGTGGAAGGAATTCCACCTTACAACAAAGTCTGGTCCTAATAAGGGCCAAGCTCTGTTAGGGGCTATCACTGATTTGCGCCTTCTTTGTTCGAAGGAGTACTCAGTGTTATTCGATTCTTTGTGTATCCTAGGAGGTGAAAACTTCTCAAATGTTTTTAAACATCTAAAGAAGTACATCCCTTGGATCCCTAAAGTTTTGGATCACGGGGAGCCTCGTACTCTTCGTCGTTTGACTACAGTACCGGATAAGGAGACTAAGGTTCGTGTTGTGGCTATTCTTGATTACTATAGCCAGACAGTACTGAAACCTCTCCATGAATTTATCTTTAATATTTTGAAGAAAATTCCACATGACTGCACCTTTTCTCAAGGGAAACCTTTTGAAAAGGGGCGATTATCATCTTGGGAAACTTTTCATTCTATTGACCTAGAAAAGGCAACAGATAGGTTTCCTATTGAACTAATCGCAGAAGTACTCGAAGGGCATTTGCCCCGAGAGTACGTCTCGGCATGGTCCTATACTATGGTTGGGCTTCCGTTTGGAACCCCTCACAATGGAGAAATCCGTTATGAGGTAGGTAATCCAATGGGAGCTTACTCATCATGATCTTCTTTTAGTTTGGCGCACCATTATGTGTTGTATTATTGTTGCAAAGAACTAGGGATGACATGGAAGTCAGCGCCCTATTATCTTATTGGTG